TCACCTGACTTGTTCTTCCGTAATGGTCAAACATCATTATCAGGTCGTTCACATTACTTTACAATGTTAGGCACAGAGTTCCAATTTGCACCTAGCCAAAACTCTGATTACACCATTCAAATTCTATACTATGCTCAACCTACATTTATCTCTACTACAACTTCTAGTAACTTGTATTTAGCATACTACCCAGACGCTTTACTTTACGCCACATTAGCAGAAGCAGAACCTTATTTAATGAATGACCCTAGAGTAGCAACATGGTCATCATTGTATGACAGAGCCATTGCTAATATTAAGACAAGTGACTTAGGTCAAACATACGCATACACAACATTAAACGTAACACCAAGATAAGGAAAAAATCATGGCAGAAATTAGTAATTATTTAGAGAACGCTTTAATCAACGTAACTCTACGCAATACAGCATTTACAGCAGTAGCAACACCGTATATTGCTTTATATACAACAGACCCAACAGATGCAGATACAGGTACAGAAGTTTCTGGTGGAAGCTATGCTAGACAATCAGTCACTATGGGCGCACCTTCTAACGGTGTATCTACAAACTCTGCTGACGTTACATTCCCAACAGCAACAGGTTCATGGGGTACAGTAGCTTACATTGGTATTAGAGATGCTTCTACTGCAGGCAACTTACTTTATCATACAGCTTTAGATGTTTCTAAAACAGTTACTACTGGTGACATATTTAAAATTAGCACAGGCAATCTTTCAGTTACATTAGCATAATATGCAAATTATTTTTTCAATAGATACAGAATATGGAGCATACACAGACGCACTTAATTTGCCTGAAGATGTAACTTATTCTGATGCAGAAATTGAAACTATGAAACAAGAAAGACTTTCTAATTGGATTGCTATTATTACAGCACCTCCTTCAGAGGAAGTTATTGACGCTTTAATAGAGGACATTGTAGAGTAATGGCAACCTATTACTGGGTAGGGGGAGCAGGAACATGGAATACAGCTTCCAATACTAATTGGGCTTTAACTTCAGGTGGCACAGGTGGTATCGTAGGTCCTCCTACATCTGCTGATGATGCTATTATTGACTCATCTTCAGGTACAGGTATTATTACTTGCACAGGAGCTGTATGTAATAACTTAACTGTTACAGCATCTCAAGCTATTACATTGGGTGCATCAAGTTCTACATTAACAATTTCTAGTAATTTATCATTGCCTAGTGGTGGCTCGTTTACTGTAGCAGTAGCTACATGGACTATTACATTTAATGCTACCACAACAGGAAAAACTATTACTACTAATGGAAAATCATTAGTAAATTTAACTTTTAATGGTGTTGGTGGTGGATGGACATTACAAGATGCTTTAACTGCAAATAGCACAGCTTCAATTAGAACAATTACATTAACAAATGGTTCTTTTAATGCTAATGGATTTTCAGTTACTTATGGTGCATTGTCTAGTACTAATTCAAACACACGAACACTAACATTAGGTAATGGTCTGTGGACTTTAACAGGTACAGGAACTGTTTGGACTACAGCCACAACAACAGGACTTACATTTAATAAAGGTACTTCTGATATATTATTATCAGATACATCTACCACATCAAGGACATTTGCAGGTGGTGGTTTAACTTATAATAAACTAACTATTGGTGGTGCAACAGGAACATCCACTCTTGTTATAAGTGGTTCAAATACATTTAGTGAACTTGCATCTACTAAAACTGTGGCTCATACTGTTCAATTAGGAGCAAGTTTAACTCAAACAATTACAACATGGTCTATAAAAGGCACAGCAGGAAATGTAGTTACAGTTCAAAGTGCATCTTTTCCTAATACACAATCAGCATTAAACATTACAAATAAAACAGATGGAATTGATTATTTATCTTGTAATGCAATATCAAGCTCAAATATTTCTCCTATTACATTTTATGCAGGTGCTAATTCTACAAATGGACAAAACAACACAGGTATAGCATTTATAGCATCTAGCACAGCATCACCACAAACTGCTTATCTTTTAACATCAGGCACTACATTTACAGTTCCTGCTGATTGGAATAGTTCTAATAATAATATTTACATGATAGGTGCTGGTGGTGGTGGAGCAGCAGGTGCTGCATCAGGAAATAATAGAGCAGCAGGTGGTGGAGGAGGTGGGGGTGGTTATACTCAAATTACTAATTTCTCTGCAACTCCATCTAGTTCTATTACTTATGCTATAGGTACATCTGCATCTAATACTGATGGCGGTAATACTACTTGGAATAGTGGTGCTTATATTGTTGGCGGTGGTAAAAAAGGTAATGCTGATACAACACCAATATCATCAGGTGGTGCTGGAGGTACAGGAGGAGATTTTCCTCAACTAGTAGCATCAGCATCAGCAGCTCAAAATACAGCCTCTACGACTATTACTGTAAATGTCCCCACAGGAACAAGTAATGGTGACTTACTAATTTTAACAGTTATGTCTCAAAATGGTACATGGACTACGCCTAGTGGGTGGACTGTATGGTTAGCCTCTGCTAATAATAGAGCAATATATTATAGAACAGCAAGTTCTGAACCTGCATCTTATACAATAACACAAAGTGCTTCACAAACTTCTAGTGCTTGCATGATAGCTTATAGAAATGCAGCTATAGATGTTATGGGAACAATAAGTGCTAATGCAACTCCATCTGTAGCTGCTGCAATTACAACAACTGCAAATAATGCTATTGTATTTGATTATGTTGCTGTAAATACCGCTTCTCTTACATATACAACACCTACAGGCTATACAGCTTTAGCTTCTGATAGTGATGCAACATCCCCTTCTTATGCTTTATTTTATAAAACACAAACTACTGCTGGAACAACTGGAACTGTAAGTTCTACACCTTCGGGAGGTTCATCTGCAAGAAGCACTTTATTTTCTATTATATTAACAGGAAGTGTTTTAGGCTCTAGTGGTGGTTCAGGCGGTGCAGGTGCATTTGGTACTGCAGCTTCTACAGGATATGGTTCAGGTGCTGGCGGAGGTGCTGGTGGTCCAAATGGTGTAGGTGGTAACGGAGGAACAGGATTTGGTTCTTCTACGGCAGCAAACATGGCTGGCGGTGGTGGTGGTGGTAATGGTGGCGGTTCAAATGGTGGTAATGCTGCTTCAGCTACTTTTGGTAATGGTGGTAATAATTTTGGTGGCACAGGTGGTGCTACTGTAGTAAATACAGCAGGGACATTTGGTGGTGGTGGTTCAGGTGCTGTTAATACAGGGTCAGGAGGCTCTGGTGGTTCAGGCATAGACATACTTAACACTTTAGGTGGTTCAGGTGGTAAAGGTGGTGCTGCACAATCTACTGCAGGCACTAATGCAGGATTGTATGGTGGTGGTGGTCATGGTGGAACAGTAACTACTGCTGGTGGTTTAGGTAATGCAGGTGTTGGCTCACAAGGTGTTATCTTTATTGTATACGTTCCATCAACTGGAACAACACAATTTGGTTCAGGTTCTGTAACTGGAAGTTGTACAGTAGTTGGTTCAGCAACATATATTCCATTCATAGTAGCATCCATTACAAACTCTACAACAGTATCATCATTTGGCACTGTTATATATAGCGTTAATGGTGCAATAGATGCTACTGCTACAGTATCCGCAAACGCTACAATTAGTGGTATTATTTTAGCCTCTGCATCTATAGATGGCACAGCAACGGTTTCATCTAACGCAATTGTCACATACTCAACAATTGTAGACATATCAGCTTTAGCAAACGTATCTGCAAACCCTACTGCTATATATTTTGTAAGCTCAACTATTAATGCTAATGCTAATGTTGTAGCTTCAGGAGTAATACAAGGTGATAACTGGAATACGCAATCAGCAGGAACAGAAACATGGACTGACTTATCACCAAGCTCAAATACATGGACAAGTGTATCAACAAACAATAATGAATGGTTAAGACAAGGGTAAAAAATGGCAAAATATAAAATTTCAGAATGGTCAGCAACGTCATCAGATAATACTGATATTGGCAACATTAACATTGCAGAAGGATGTTCTCCGGCTAATATAAACAATGCTATCCGCACAGTCATGTCTCAAGTTAAAGACTTGCAAGCAGGTACTTCAGGAGATACTATACCTATTACAGCAGGTGGTACAGGCTCAACAACTGCTAGTGCAGCAAGAACTGCATTAAGTGCAGCAGCATCTGGTGCTAACTCTGATATTACATCTTTATCTGGATTAACCACACCATTATCAGTAGCTCAAGGTGGTACAGGTGTACAAGTAACACGTACAATATCTAATGTCGCTCTAACATCAAATGTAGTAACAATTACTACATCAGTAGCTCATGGATATTTAGCAAATGATAGCGTTACAGTAACAGCCACAACACAAACTACTGTTAATGGCACATATACTATTATAAGTATTCCAACATCCAATACATTTACTTATGCTAAAACAGCATCAAATATTTCTTCAACAGTAGATACTGGTTCTGTAGTAAGTTCATCTAACATTAAGATGGCTAATGCTAGTGGAATTTTATCTGTAGTTAATGGTGGTACAGGAGCAGCTACATTAAAAGCTAACAATTTATTGGTTGGCAATGGCACATCTTCACCATCTGTTATTCCAGCAGGAACAACAAATAATGTTCTTATATCCAGCTCTACATCTACAGTAACAGCAGGTTCTTTTGCAATAGGTACTGAATATACAATTCTTACAGTTGGAACAACAGATTTTACTTTAATTGGTGCAGCATCTAATACCGTTGGTGTAGTGTTTACAGCTACAGGAGTAGGCACAGGAACAGGTACTGTTACAACTAATACTTGGGTAAGCGGAAATTCTCCATTACCAGCAGCATTATCCACAGCTTCTGGTAGTGCACCATCATATTCTGCTAGAGCGTTTGTAAAGTTTAGTGCTGCAGTTGCTGGTTCTTCTAATATAAACGGAACATATACTCATTCTGGCACTACTGCAACAGTTGCTGCTACTGCTCATGGATTATCTGTAGGTCATAGAATATGGCTAGACTTTACTTCAGGCACAGGAACTACAGATGCTTTATATACAGTTACATCTGTTACAGATGCAAATAATTTTGTAGCTACAGCAACTGCTAGTTTTACAACTGCTGGTAATGTTACATTGCAAAAACAAACTATTGATTATGGTAAAAACGTAGCTTCTGTATCAAGAACATCTACAACATTTACAACATTTGTAATTAACTTTACAACACCTATGGAAACTGTAAATGCTCCTACTTTGGTTACAGCACAAACATCTGGATATGTAAATGCTGCTGCAGGATTTTTACAAGACGTAAATTCAGTAGTTGTAGTAGTTACCGCAAGTTCTGCTGTAGTAAATGTAGTTACTTTTGAGTAATTAAAATATGCCAATACAAAGAATAACATTTAAAGAATGGTTACCAGACCAACCTAGCATTTTAGACTCTGTATCAGAAGCTAATAATGTTATTCCTTTATCTGTAGGATATGGTCCATTTAATTCTGCTGTAAACTACTCTGCATCTGCGTCAGAAAATCTTAGCAACGTATTTTCAGCTAAAGTTAATTCTGACGTTAGTGTATTTGCAGGTGGTGCAACTAAATTATTTAAACTAAACTCATCTACTTTAGCATTAGATGATGTTAGTAAAAGTGTAGCAAGAACTATAACTAATGTATCTTTACTATCTAATGTAGCAACTATTACCACATCTTCTGCTCATGGTTATAGCACAGGTGATAGCGTAACAATAGATGCAAGTAATAATACTTTTGATGGTAGTTATACTATTACTAGCGTTCCTACATCAACCACATTTACTTATGCTAAAACATATTCAACAGCAAAAAATATTACAAATGTAGAACTTACTTCAAATGTAGCTACAATTACATCTGCTGCTCATGGTTATTCTGTAAGTGATTATATAACAGTAGATTGTAGCAATAATACTTTTGATGGAAACTATACAATTACTGCTGTAACAACTAATACATTTTCTTACGCTTTAACTAACTCAAACATAACAAGTGTTGCTGCAACTGGAACTGTATATCTTGGCATTGCAAGCGTAAGTGCAACAGGCACAATTGTAGCTGGTGCTTATACTGGAACAGATAGATGGCAATTTATGCAATTTGGTAATTTAGCAATTGCAACTAATGGTGCTAGTAAATTACAGTCTTATAATGTAGGTTCATCTGCTTATTTTGGTGATTTATCTACATCTGCTCCTGTTGCTGAATACATTACAACAGTTCGTGACTTTGTTGTTTGTGCAAATATAAGTGCTGGTACATATCCATCACGTGTTCAATGGTCGGCTATTAATGATGCTACTGTATGGACTGCAACAGCTACATCACAATCAGATTATCAAGACCTTCCAGATGGTGGAAACATAACAGGAATTACAGGTGGCGAGTTTGGTATAGTATTACTAGAAAAAGCTGTGGTTCGTATGTCATATATTGGTAGCCCATTATTCTTTCAATTTGACACTATATCTCGCAATGTAGGCTGTATAGAAGGTGGTTCTGTCACACAATATTCTGGCATTACATACTTTTTATCAGATGATGGTTTTTATGCTTGCAATGGTCAAACATTAGTCGGTATTGGTTCAGAAAAAGTAGACAGATATTTCTTTCAAAACGCTAACATTGGTGATATTGACTCTATTTCAACCTCAGTAGACCCAGAACGCAATCTTATAATGTGGAATTATACTAACATATCTGGTAGTCGTTCATTACTTATATATAACTTTGAAACACAAAAGTGGTCAGAAGCTGATACAGATGTAGACTATTTATCTACATTAGCTACTTCAGGCACATCTTTAGATGCTATTGACGCTTCTTATGATATAAATGCAGGTTCTTTTGTTGTAGGTAAGTCTTACACTATTAGAAGTTTAGGCACAAAAACAGGAACATATAGTAGAGCAGGAACAACTGTAACTGTAACCATAACA